GTCATAAACCCCTTATAAAGTGTTTTTAAATAAAGACCTATATAGAAACAAAATTAGAAGGATACGGCATAGGTTTTAGTAGGGTTTACCCTGTGCCCCTTCTCTTATTATGGCTAAGAAGAAAACTTTAAAATATTGGAAGACTAAGATAGATAAGCCGTTTCACGAATACGTGAGAAGGTCTAAAGTCAACTCAGAAGGTTATGGCCAATGTATTAGCTGTAAAAAAGGAATTCATTTCTCAGAGAGTGACGCAGGGCACTTCATTACTAGAGGTGCTTTATCTACTAGGTGGGATGTTAGGAATGTGAATTTACAATGCCGTAAGTGTAACCGATTTGAGTACGGCAGACAATATGAGTATAGCCTAGCTTTAGGCTCAGAACTCGCAGAAGAGTTACTAATTAAATCTAAGCAGCCTTTAAAGATGGCAGACTTTGAGTATCAGGAGATATTTGAAGAGTTTAGAGACAAACTAAAGGAGTTAAAAGACTCTCAAAAGTTTTAGTCAATTTATTTGGTAGTCTCATTTATTTTTTGTATATTCATTATATGGAGAAACTAACACTTACACAATTACAAGACAGGGCAGACAATAAGCTAGAGGCTTTAATCTTTTTTGCAACAAAGAAGCTACAAGAGTATAAGATGGCCCAAGACGGTATACTAGACTACGGAGTATCTCAAGAGACTATCTGTAATATGATTGATAGCCAAGAAAAGGAACTACAGGTACTACACTACATAAACCACAGACTTACATTTAATGATTAAGCCTAAAGATAAATGCCCAAAACATAAGAGAGCTTTTACCGTGTGGTATCGTAATACAGGGGAGCTAATTTGCTCTAAATGTAATAATATATTGATTAAAGGAAAAAAACTTCAAAAATAATTTCCTTCTAAGTAACTGCGTTCTAGTAAGTTACAAATTAATTTAAAAATATTTTAAAAAAAGTTGTAAAAAAGTTTGGTAGAAACAAAGAAATGGTTGTATCTTTGTACCAAGAAATAGAGGGAGGCTTCGGGAATGTCCGTTAGAAAACTCAGATAGTACTACCGTACCGTATGATACCGCTAACCCTTTATTACAAAAAAGAATAAATAACAACTAAATATAAATATTATGAAATTAGAATTAAAAGTAATCGACCAAAACGGAGTAATTATTTACACAGGTAATGACCTAGAAAAAGCTAGAGAAGTAAGAGGCTTCTGTAACGAAGATGTATCGTGGTGTGATGACGGAGCTTATATAGTAATAAATTAAAAAAACCTTGTATAAACTAAAAAGAGTTTGTACCTTTACAAAAAAATAAATTAAACCCTTAAAAACAAAACATTATGACTTACGAAATTACAACTAAATTTATCACAACTTTAACAGACCAATTACAAAATACATTTATGCCTAAACAAGTTAGCTTGTTGTTGCAAAAAGAAATACACAGATTAGAATTAACATTACAAACTATATAATTAAAATAAATTAAACCCTTAAAAACAAATACTATGACAGATAAAGATTTGAGAACAAAATTCCTAGCCTTACTAAAAAGAAATGATTTGACTAGAGAGCAAGTTCAAAACGCAACCTTCGAGATATTGCAATACAAAAGAAAAAACGATAATTGGAAAGACGCATTAATAATTAACTAAAATGAGTAAAAGAAAACAAGTAAAAGTGAGAAGAGTATTAAGAACTATTAACAACACAATAACTAATTTAGGAGCAGGTGCAGGACACGCCCTAAGAAACTAAAAACTAATTAAACCCTTAAAACTAAAAATTATGAAAAAAGTACTAATTACAATCGCAGCGGTATTAACATTAATGAGCTGTTCAAAAGAAGAAATGATTGAGACACAAGACGAAGTAAACTTTAGCTTTCAACAAGCCTTTACAGGGGAATACCTAAATAGTGAGACGTTTATTAACGGAGAGCTTTCAGACACTTGTGACACCACTTGGAGCTTCACGGCTACTTCAGTATTTGTAAAGAGAGTAGAGAGCTGTGACGAAGACGCACAGGGCCAAACATCGCCTTTTACATTTGATGACACAACCTTATATATAGGGCAGCCAACAAATACAGGTATAGTATTAATTGAGTATCCTTACACACAAGACGCAGACGGTAACTTAACACTTACATTACTTACAGGAAACTTTACAATAACTTATAAATTAACACGCTAAAAACTTGCACAGTATATAAATTTTACGTATATTTGCATAAATAATTAAACCCTTAAATACATAAATATGATTGACAAATTAGTAAAGATTCAAAACGAGCTTAAAGCACCTAAGAGCCAATACAACTCTTTCGGTAAGTATAGCTACAGAAACGCAGAAGATATATTTGAAGCTGCCAAGCCCTTAGCATTTCAACACGGACTGTTCCTAAGCATATCTGACGAAGTAATTGAAGTAGGTGGCTCTCTATTTGTAGAGTCTACAGCAACTATAACAGACGGAGAAAAAAGCTTCTTTGTAAAAGCTCAGGCAGGTCTAGACTTAAACCGCAAAGGAATGGACAAAGCACAAGCAAGTGGAGCTTCTAGCTCGTATGCTCGTAAGTATGCTCTAGGAGGTTTATTCTTATTAGATGACACCAAAGACGCTGACGCAACTAACACGCACGGAAAAGGGCCACAGAAGGCTGTAGCAACTCCTGTAGCTAAGCCTCAGTTGAAGATTAACTCAGAAGCGTACTTAAAAGCTATACAAGCTGTAACTAATAAGCAAGTAACCATTGCGCAAGTGAAAGCTAAATATGACTTAGACACAGTAGTGCTAGGTAGTCTTTTAAAAGCTAGCAAATCAGAGTAAAAATAAATAGTAAAAAGCTTGCATATATTAAATAAAAGTTGTATGTTTGCACAACGGCAATAATGCCACAATTAAACCCTAATAGAAGCCTTTAAGAGAGGCACAAAAATTATGAGTACAATTATATCAGTAGGATTAAACAGAGACAAAATTACTTTCAACGACAAAGGATGGGCTAACGTCACTATCTTTGTAAATGACGAAACTAACGCTTACGGGCAAAACGCCTCAGCAGCTATGGAGCAGACTAAGGAGCAACGTGAAGCTAAAGAAGCTAAGGCTTATATCGGTAACGGTAAGGTAGTTTGGACAGATGGTAACATTCAGGCAGCTGACAGAGTAGAGAAGCAAACAGAAGCTTCTGAGCAATCTCTAGCAGGTAGAGAGACACCTGATTTACCATTCTAGTATTATTATGAGGGGTGTAAAAGCCCCTCTTTTTTTTTATAGTACTAACCAATTAAACCCCTAAGAATGTTAACAGATTTTAAAATACTTAAAGAGAAGTTATATGATGTAAAGTATGACAGAATTGAGCAAGGCTTAGGTTTAGATATAGACGAAGTAGACCAATACTTAAGATACAAAAAAGGAGCTTTCAACATTTGCGTAGGACACGCCAACACAGGAAAGACTACAGTAATATTGTACTTACAAATGGCTTACTCTTTAAAACACGACCTAAAATGGTTAATCTTTAGTTCTGAAAATAGTGATTACAGCATAGCTAGAAAACTATTAGAATTTAAAACAGGTACACCAATACAGAAGATACCTGACGCTCAGATTGAGACTGAGATGGAGTGGATTAACGACCACTTCAAACTAGTGAAAGTAGATAAGCTCTATAGTGCCCGTAGCCTAATGGCAGAAGCTAAACAGATATTAGATGTTTGGCATTACGATGGTTTACTAATAGACCCTTATAACTCACTAGTAAAAGACCCTGCATTGCTTAAGTCAGTAGGCGGTCACGAATATGACTATCAGGTAGCAAGCGAAATGAGATTGTTTTGTAAAAATAACAATGTAACAATTTGGCTAAACGCTCACGCTGTTACTGAGGCACTAAGACGTAAGCACACTAACGACCACGAGTTCGCAGGATTGCCACAGCCTTGTAGTATGGCAGACGTTGAAGGAGGTGGTAAATGGGGAAACAGAGCTGATGACGTTATATCAATACACAGATATACACAGCACCCTACTAGGTGGATGGTTTCAGATATTCACGTAGTAAAAGTGAAAGAGACAGAGACGGGCGGACGGCCAACGGGTATGGATACACCTATAAGCTTACGAATGCAAGCGGGTAACGTAGCCTTTACAGTGGCAGGTAAAGACGTTATAGACCACAGCAAAGTAGCCACAATGAAAGTACCTAATATAAACCCTAAACTAGCTTTTTAATATGAATAATAAAAATAAGGCCCTAGAAATGTTAGCAGTACACCACGAGGAGTACATTAAGATGGCTAAGGCAATAGCAGGAAACAACAATGAAGTATTCAACTACGCAGAAGACTTTGTACAAGAGGCCTACTTAAGGCTTGCGAGATACGAGGATTTATTTGACAAAGTAGTAGATACTAAAGGACGGGTTTCTAAAGGGTATATGTTCTTTTGCTTACGCTCAATAGTTATAAACACTATTAAAAAGAAGTCTAATCTTAAGTATAATTACTTAGGTAGTCAATACGACTTTGAAGAGAAATACAATCACATAGACGAAGGCCTAGATAAAGAAAAGCTAGGAGTAGAAGCTCTAGAGACTAAAATGTACCAAGTGTTAAAAGAAGAGGCGAAATGGTTTGATTACGAACTATTTAAAACCTACTTAACAACGGGTAAGAGTTTTAGGACTATAGCAGAAGAGTCTAAGATAGGTATTAGAACTATTTACCTCAGTATTAAGCGTTCTAAAATGATTATAGCTGAGAAATTGTACGAAGACTACCAAGACTACGTAAATGGAGATTATGACCTAATCTAAAATAAGTAACAAAAAGCTTGTGTATGTTAATTGTTTTACATATATTTGCATTATTAATAATTAAAACCTTAAAAAATGGATATTAACGAAAGAGTATTTGAATTGCACGCAGAAGGTTTCAAAGCAGGTAAGATAGCTCAGAAACTTAGAATTAAAAAAGCTGTAGTCTTAGACATTCTAGGAGAAGCAGGAAAAGAAGGACTAGGAGACATTGTAACGCAGTTTACAGAGGTTACAGGTATTAAGTCAGTAGTAGAAGCTTTAGTCGATGACTGCGGCTGTAGTGCACGAGCTGAGAAGCTTAATGATTTGTTCCCTAATAGAAAGTTAAATGACTTATTGACAGACCAATTTGACTACTTAAAAGCGTTCTTTGAGCCTAAGAGACCTAGTAGTGTAAGCTCCCCACAGCAAAAGAGACTTATAGAAATTTACAATCACGTGTTTAAATCTAAGCGTAAGGTGTCTAATTGTGGCCCTTGTATCTTAGGAATGATTAACGAATTACAAAAGGTATATGACAGAGCTAACGAGCAATAAGCTACGAAAGATGAATATAGCCACGCTAACTAATTTAGCTGACCAACTAGCTACTAAGCTACAATGGTTACATAGTGTAGGCAAAGACGAAGAAGAGCCCGAGCAGTATAAGAGGTTAGCCTCTGAGCTGCTCCACGTGGCGAACATCATTGAAGCAAAAGAAATAGAGA